ACGTGAGGTACCCGGCCGGCACCCCGGGGAGGGCGCTGGCGCTGCCCGCGGTGGCGCTGGTGGTGAGCGCCCCGCTGCCCACCGCCAGGGCCAGCCGGTCGCTGGCGTCCATCGCGAGCGAGAGGTGGTTGGTGTTCGCGGCGTTGCGCCAGCTCACGGCGGCGGCGTTCTTGAGTCGCACGGCGCCGACCGGGGCCACGTTGGTGGCCCCGAGCTGGAGGTAGCCGGTATCGCTGTTGACGCTCAGGGCCGAGGCCCAGACGTTGCTCCACCGGAAGGTGTTCGCGCCGAGCTGCGCGCCGGCGTCTGTCAGGGGGGTGAACCAGCTCGCGACGACGGACAGCGTGTTGGTGCCCGGCCGGGAGAGCGACACGTCCGGCGCCACGGCCACGCCGTTCCCCCACTCCAGCAGCCCGGCCGTGTTCGCCCGGAAGCGGGGCTGGGTGTCGGTGGCGAGCTTCGCCTGCAGCACGGTCGCGGTGGTCGACGCGCCCTGCAGGGTGAGGGCCCCGGTCAGGGTGCCCCCGGTCAGGGGGAGGTCGCTGCCCCCGCCGGCCCGGGTGGCGAAGGTCTCCCAGGCGCCCCCGGTGTCGCGGTACACGAGGTCGGTGTCCGTGCCCAGGTACAGGCGCCCCGCGGTGCCGAAGGCGGGCCGGGCCGCGAGGAGGCCGGACATGACCACGGCGCTCCCCAGCACCGCCTCGCCCGCCAGCTTGCCCTCCGCGGCGAGCGTCACGTACGACGCGTTGGACGGGGCCCCCGAGCCGCCCCCGCCGCCGGTGGGCAGCGTCGGCAGCTCGTAGATCGCCCCGTCCTCGCTGCGGTAGTACAGGGTGGACACCCCGCTGCCGTTGTCCTTGGAGTAGAGCCGGATGCGGTTCGCGGCCGGCGTGGTGGGGTCGGCGCCCAGGTTGGTGTACTGCGAGAAGCCGTCGTGCTCGTCGTTGGTCAGCACCCCGGTGCCGTCGGCGGCGGTGTGGTCGTGGGCCTTCGCGTGGTGGGCGTCGGGCAGGGCGGTGTGCGCGGTGACCGGGTTGGCGACCCAGGCCAGGCCCGTCGCCTGGGCGCTGTCCGCGCTGAGGAGCTGGCCGGTCGCGCCCACCGGCAGGCGGCTGGCCGTGTCGGCGCCGGTGGCGGCCACCAGGTCGCCCTTGGCGTCCCACAGGGCGTCCGCGGCCACCAGGCTGGCGCCGCCGCCGCCCCCGCCGCCCCCGGCGGTGAGGGTGAGCTGCATCACGCAGAGCTGGCTGCCGGCGATGGTCCCCCCGCTGGCGATGACGCTCACGGGCACCTGCGCCCAGCCGCTGTTGAGGGTGGGCGCCCCGGTGAGCTGGTAGCGCACCCACTGGACGGCGTCGTTCAGGTCCTGGACGAAGATCGTGTCGTTCAGGCGCATGGCGTTGAACAGCGTGGTGATGTCCGTCCCGCCGGCGCCGAGCTGGTCCATCGCCAGCGCGGTCGCCGTCTTCGCCGCCCCGGTGTTGCTCCGGAAGTTCCCGCTCCCCGGATCGGTCATGGCCGGGTTGGTCTGGAAGTGGTACTGCCCGGTCGTGACCTGGGGGTGGGTGTGGTCGACCGCCGCGTAGGCGGCGGCCCCCTCCGCCGGGGTCACGAACAGGGCGTCGGCGGCGGCCGGGGTGAGGTAGCCGGCCAGGTCGGCGTCGGTGGCGTACGGCGCCAGGGCGGTCGCCAGTCCCGCGTCCGTGACGTACTGGTCGTGGGGGTCGCCGGCCGGGTCGACGTGGTCCGCCCCCCAGGCGGTGCGCAGGTAGTCATCCAGCTCGCCGCCGGTGCTGGGGGTCTCGTGGTCGTGGACGGGCAGGGGCAGCCCGGAGACCAGCCGCCCCAGCCGGGACGCGCCCCCGTTGGGCGACCGGGTGGCCGTCCCCACGCCGCCGGCCACCGGCGCCCCGCTGGCGCCGCCCGCCGCCGGGGTGCTCGAGGAACCGCCCAGTTCGCCGGAACCGCTACCCGTAGCGTCTTCGCTCATCGCCTGTCGCCATTCTACTCCGGTTTTGGGGGGCCGCTACGGCGCCCAGCCGACGGCCCACCGCTGGCCCCCGGGCTGGACGCAGATCACCTCCAGCCAGAGGCCGGTGGCGGCGCTCAGGCCGCCGCCGGGCTCGATGCGGGTGCCCCAGCCGGTCAGGCCGAACTCCGCGTCCGTCCAGGGCGTCGCGGGCACGGCCGCGTCGTCGAAGGCGCCGCCCCAGTAGAACATCGGCTCGCCGGACAGCGCGTCGTCGTGGTGGAACTGGGCGCGGGTGAAGGTGCGCTCCTCCGCCTCCGGCGGCCACTCCGGGACGTCGGAGTGGTAGCCGAGGAGGGCCCGGTCGGCGTACGCCCCGCCGGTCATGTACGCCTCCATGGTGGCCTGCACGTACGTCACGTTGGCGAAGGTCTCGGGGGTGGCCGGCGGGAACCGCACCGCGTCGGCGTGGTCGGGGTCCGGCCCGGTCGGGTTGAGGGCGACGAACCGGAGCGCGCGGCCCCCGGCCAGCGTGTCGCCCTGGAAGGGGTCGCTCGGGTTGGTGACCGGGAAGCCGGTGAAGACGAAGCCGGTGCCCTCGACGCCCTCGGCCAGCTCGCGCCGGTAGCCGGTGATCTGGCCGACGCCCCCCATGGGGCCGGCGTAGGAACAGACCTCCGCCCCGTTGACCTGCGCGTGGGCGCTGCCCGCCCCGACCGGGACGTAGAAGCCGTCGGACTCGATCTGCCACTCCAGGGCGAAGAAGCTCCCGAGGGGGACGACCCCGTCGGCGGAGCGGCAGACCTCGCCCGCGCCGCCGGAGACGACGACGGCGCCCTCGCCGCTGACCGCGATGGTCGCCTCCTCGGAGAGGAAGGTGCCGGTCGAGGTGCGGTAGGTGAAGGTGCCCAGCTGGGTGCCCCAGGCCGGCACCTTGAGCAGCTCGTGCGCCCCGCGCTGGTACCAGGGGCCGAGCCGGCGCGTCTCCGCCTGCCCGTCGCCGGTGCCCCGCAGGACGCCCAGGCCGAACGGGCCGACGCCGGGCACGACCTCCAGCCCGGACGGCTCCGGGGCCAGGATGAAGTCGCCCAGGCCGTGGTAGATCTCGGCGTACTTCTCTTTGAGCTGCGCGGTGGTGTAGTGCGACGAGAGGTCCATGAACAGGACGTAGGACATCGGGTGCCGCCCTAGACCGCCCGCACGTACAGGGTGAGGCTGAGCCGGGTGACGGCGCTCGCGCTCTCCAGCACCGGGCGCAGCACCGTCCCCCGGGGGAGGGCCGTCGTCCACTCGGTGAGGGCGGTGCTGGTGGCCTTCTGGGCGCCGTCCAGGGTGGGCTTGGCGGCGGCGCAGATGCTCGCCACCGTGGGGAAGGTGGCGTAGCTCGTGGCGATGCGGAGGTCGAGCACCGCGCTGCCCGGCACGTCGGCGTAGAGCGCCCAGCCTTCCACGACGTAGGCCCAGGGCAGCTCCACCTCGCCGCCCGGGCCGACGGTGGGGACCGCCCCCCCGCCGTCGACCCAGAAGTAGAGCGCCCGCCGGCTGTGCAGGTGGTAGACGTGCTCCGCGAGGAGGGCCTGCAGCCGGGCCTCCGCCGCGTCCGCCGCCTTCCGGTAGACGGAGCGCCACATCCCCGCCAGCGGCCCCAGCGCCGCCACCCCCGGGCCGCCGCCCGCCTCGAACCCGCCCATCAGCTCCGCCGCAGGCAGCGCAAGCGCTGGGTGAAGGCGCCCCGCTCGTCCAGGGTGATCTCCAGGTGCTGGAGCCAGTAGTGGCGGTCGGGGTCGGTGAGGGCCAGGCGCTCGCTGGTGAGGTGGATCGTCTGCCCGGGGCCGAGCAGGTCGTCCCGGGGCGTCGAGAACTCCAGGGTGTCCAGCACGGTGTTGTACTCGCCGAGGAGGAACTGCGCGACGGCCTCGCAGGCGAGGACGTCGCCCAGGGGGAGGCCCGTGAGGGGGTCGGTCTCGGCGACGGTGGACTTCTCGATCATCTGGCTGGAGAAGGCGGCGGTCACCGCCGGGAAGCCCTCCGGGTCCGCCTCCGAGACGGTGCCGGGGGGGACCGGGAGGCCGGGCGGCAGGTAGGGGGCGAAGCCGGTGCCCGCGGTGAAGCGCGCCGTCCAGGCGATGGTCACGTCGGTGTCGACGGCCACCAGCCCCCGCCCCGGGTTGGGCGCCCCGGTGACCGTCACGAGGTTGGCGGCGCCCGCCGGGTCGCGGCCGATGCGCGCCTCGAGCACGTCCACCCCCTCGGCGAAGCTGAAGTCCGGGGCGCCGGCGGGGACGGTCACCAGCGGGATGCGGTAGACCTCGCCGCCCAGGCTCTCGAAGGTGCGGTAGCGCCCCAGCGCGTCGTCGGGGACGCTCACCGCGTCGAGGGCCTCGATGTAGTCCAGCCCGGCCTGGCCCTCCCCCCAGGTGAACGGGCTGGGGGCGAGCGCCTGCTCCGGGTCGAGCACCTCCGAGCCCAGGGCCTTCCCCGTGCCGCCGATGTTGGCCGGCACCGGGAGGTCGACCCCGCAGGCGGTGAGGATCTCCCGCACCTGCTCCTCGTCGGGCTTCCCGGTGGCCGGCGGGGCCATGAGGGTGCCCCCCGGCTGGGTGTTGCGGACGAACTCGGCGCGGTACAGCACGCCCTTGCAGGTGAGGACGCTGTCGACGGGGTACAGCGTGTTCTCCACCGGGATGATGTAGCCCTTGAAGCGGCTGGCGGCGCCCGCCCCGGGGGTGCAGCCCAGCCGGATCTCGATGGGGCTCCAGTAGTTGATGCCCACCACGCCCCCGCCGGTGCGCCGCACCGTGGCCTCGGCGTACCGCTGGTCGAAGCCGAAGCTGCAGGAGACGGCGTAGACGCTGGCGTCGTACTGCCAGTCCTCCCCGTCGTGGATGTAGACCTCCAGCACTGAGGTGCGCACCGTGGTGGTCATGGCGTGGTGGGGAACACCCACTCCGTGCGGCAGAGCTGGGGGCCGGTGCCCTTGCGCCAGGTGCGGGCGATGCTGAGCAGGACGGCGTCCCGGTACTCGCCCTCGGGGTAGCCCTCGGCCTCGCTGGTGAGCGGGCCCTGGGCGTAGATCGTCCCGCAGAGGGCGGCGAGGCTCAGGTAGTCCGCCTCGCTGTCCACCCGGATGGTGACCGTCCGGCGGGGGAGCAGCGGCCCGCCGAAGTCGATGTACGCGTTCCCGGGCCCGGCCGGGATCTCCCGCACGGTGACCATGCCCGCATGGGTGTCCTGCAGCCCGTCCAGCAGGAAGTCGAAGGCGATGCCGTTGAACAGGGCTCTGGGCATGGCTTACCTCCCCGCCCCCTGGACGAGCCGGTTGGGGCCGGGGTCGGTCTGCGCCGCCGCCTGCGCCAGGGAGTCGGCGAGCGCCGCCGCCGCCTCGTCGGCCAGCCGGCGCACCTGGTCCTCCGTGAGCGGGCTCCCGGGCTGCACCGCGACGCTGACCGAGACGTTGGGGCCCGTGGCCGGCTGGCCCATCCGGCCGGTGGGGTCGAAGCCGACCCGCGGGAGACTCGCCCCGGGGTCGAAGCGGCCGCCCGCCTGGGGGGCGCCGCCGGGGAAGAAGGTCTTCCGCAGGGCCTCCACGATGGCCGGCCCGACCGTCTCCCCGAACGCCTCGGCCATCCCGGTGGCCAGTTCGCCCCCGATGCGCTTCGCCGTGGGCAGCCCCGTCTCGGCGGTCCACGTCGTCAGGCTCTTGCCGATGGCCGTCCAGAACGTGCCCCCGTTCGCGTCGATCCATGCCTGGAAGCCCGTCAGCCAGGCGTCGGCCAGGGCCTCGCCCCGCTTCCGGGAGTCGTCCACCGCCTCCGGCGCGGCGGGGCCGGTGCCCGCGCGCCGCATCGCCTCGGCGGCGGCCTCCAGATCCTGCTTGAGCAGCGCCGCTTTGTCGCGCTGGAGTTGCAGGGCGTCCGCCTGGTCGCGGTAGAGCTTGAGCTGGTTCTGGAGGGGCTCCAGGGCTTGGCGCTGCTGCTCCTGGACGGCCGCGATCCGCTGCTCGAGGGTCTGCACCGCCGGGCGCTGTTGCTCGGTGAGCCCCAGTTCCTCTTTGCGCAGGTTGCGCTCCTGGAGGGCCAGGGCGATGAGCCGCTGGCGCAGGGTCAGCCCCGCCTCGTTGGGGTCGGTGCGGCCGCCGGCGGCCGCCTGCAGGGCGGCGATCTCCCGGTCGAGGCGCAGCCCCTCCACCGCCGCCCGGTTGCTGGCCAGCGCGTTCTGCACCCGCTGCAGGTCGGCGGACTGCTGCAGGAGGCGCAGCTGGCGCTCCAGGGGCGCGAGCTGGGCGTCGTAGGTCGACCGGACGCGGTCGGCCTCGAGCTGCACCTCGGCCGCCTGCACGCCGATCCCGGCGAGCTGGCGCTCCAGGCTCTGGGCGGCGGGGGCGGCCTGCTGGGCGGCCGCGGCGATCTCCTGCACCGGGGTCACGGCGCGGTCCAGCTCGGTGGCGATGGTGGCCCACAGCCCGGGCGCGAATGCCTCCGTGAGGGCCCGCAGCGGCCCCGTCGCCGCCGCGGCGGCGCGCTCGAGGACGGCGCCCAGCGCCTGGCCGATGGTGCTGGCCAACTGCCGGAGCCGGTCGCCGTGCTCGGCGATGAGGTTCACCATGTGCCCGAAGGCGTCGGCGATGCGCTCGAAGACGCCGCTGCCGAGGCGCTGGCGCAGCTCGTCGAAGAACGAGACGATGGTGCTGCGGCGCCCCTCGAAGGTCTGGCCGAGTTGCTCCACCAGCCGGGAGCTGACCCCCAGGCGCTGCAGCTCCGCCTCCACCGCCTGCAGGTTGCTCATCCCCTGGTCGCGGAACCGCTGGATCGACTGGCGGGAGAGTTCGAACCGCTCGGCGATGCTCTGGAAATCCCCGGACACCGCCTCCCGCAGGGCCGACGCCGCGCCCTCGAGGCCCTGGGCGGGGTCGACGGCGGCCAGCTGCTCGGCCACCTGCACGAGGTGGATGAGGGACTCGGTCGAGCCGTCCGCCACGGTGATGAGGGCCCGCCCGGCGGCGAGCGTCTCCGCGTCGGAGAAGGGCGAGGTGGCCGCCTCCTTGCGCAGCGCCGCCACGGTGGCGGCCGCGGCGCCCACGGAGCCGGTCAGGGCGCGGAAGGTGGTGGTGGTCTGCTCGAGGCGGGAATTCATCCCGAAGATGGACGCGCCGACGGCGTCGAACAGCCCCTGCAGGCCGCCCACGGCGGCCTGCACGGCGGCGAAGCCCGCGCCCAGGGAGAGCCCGCCGAGGAGCCCGCCGGAGGCGCCGGTGGTGCGCTGGACGCCCTCGACCTGGCGCTCGAGGCGCTGCACGTCCTGCCCGACCGCGCGCAGTTGGGCGCTCGCCGAATTTTGCGCCGTCAGCAGGATCTGCAGCTCCGCCACGGAGGCGATGGGCTTAGCCCTCCGACCACTCGGCTGAACGCGGGCCCGCGGGCGGGGCGCCGGGGGTGCTGGCGGCCTCGTTCAGCAGGGCGACGGCGCAGGCGACGACGGGGGCGGGGGTGGCCATCAGCTCCCCCCAGCTCCAGCCGAAGGACTTGCAGACGACGAGGTCGCTGCGGGTTTGCCGGTCCCAGTCGCCCCCGGGGCTTTTTTTGCGGCCTGCGCCTCGATGTGGGCGTCGAGGGCGGCCCCGATCTCTTGCGCCGTCTCCGGGGTCAGGGCCTCGATGCGCTCTCGGGAGACGGCGATGTGGGCGCCGTCCTCGTCGGTGAACGACCAGTCCATGACCCAGGTGACCAGCTTCTCGATGTCGAAGGCGGCCACGTCGACCTTCAGGCGTGCCCCCTCCAGGGCGGCCGCGTCGTAGCCGGCCAGGCCCGCGCCGGCCAACCGCCGCTGCTGGCCGAAGGTCAGCTCCCGCCGCACCAGCACCCAGTCCCCGTCGGACAGCGGCAGCCGGTCCGCCGAGCCGTCGGCGAAGCGGCTGCGTCTGGTGGCGGTAACGGTTCCGTTCGTCCCCGGCGCTGCGGTCATCTGGCCCCCCTGCACGGTGTCGTTACGGGGCGCACAAGGGGCGTACGAACGGCCCCGGGCGCCCGCCGGCGCGGCTACCTTCGTGGTATGGCAAGCGATGCGTTCCTGACGGTGTTCCTGGTCGCCGCCGGCGTCCTGGTCGTGTTCCTCATCCTGCGCGAGTTCTGGACGTGGTACTGGAAGCAGTCCCAGCAGCTCGCCCAACTGAAGCGGATCGGCGACGCCCTGGAGCGCCTCGAGGCCCGGTCGCCCGGGTACACCGGCCCCCTCTCGGCGGCCGCGAGCAGCCCCGCACCGCCGAAGGGCTGGCGGGACTCGCTCCTGGACCGGATGGCCGGCGTCCCCTGACCACGGCTAGAGGTTGAGGGTGGCCTGGTTGCCGTAGGCGCTGAACGAGCCCCGCACCCGGGTCACGCCGTCCACCCGGGTCTCGATGCTGGCGTCCAGCCAGGCCAGCATGGAGATGTACTTGGAGGGGGCCCGGGCGGTCGGGTAGAGGTACAGCTTGCACCCGTCGGGGGACTGCGACGCCGGGAACAGCTTGGTCTCGTCGCTGTTCCAGTACCCCTCGTAGGTGCCGCGCAGCGCCGGCCAGCCGAGCATCTCCTCCTGGTTGGTGCTATCAAAATTCGTTACATCGGTGCGCTCCGCTGAGCGATCAGCCGTCCAGGCGGTGAGGGTGAGGACCCGCGAGGCGGTCGTCGTGGCCGACGTGGAGGCATAGAGCACGCCGTCCCTGCCGTGGTAGATTGGCACGTTTCTCTCCTTAGATGGCAGGACTTACCCGCTAATTCAGGTGCGCCACCAGCTGAGCGGCGCGGTGGTGGTAGGTGTCCTCGGCGACGCGCTCGGGCAGCCCCGCTCGGGCCGGCCCGGTGTCCTCCCGCAGCCAGCGGCGCACCCGCGCCTCCAGCTCCTCGGCGGTGGCGAAGGTGGGGACGAGGCCCCCGAACCGCTCCCCCACCTCGGCGCGGTCGTGGGAGAGGGTGAACACCCCGTCGGCGGCCAGCTCGTAGGCCCGGGGGTTGAGGCTCTCCGCCGGGGCGCCCCCGGTGCCCCGGTAGAGGTTCAGCCCGATGCGGGCCTTCCGGTAGAGCGCCCCGGCGTGGGCGTTGTCGACCAGCCCCCCCCGCACGTAGGGGGCGAGCGGGTGCCCCGCGTCGACGTGGCCCCAGGCGCCGTAGAGCCCCAGGTCGACGCCCGTCCAGTCCGCGCCGGCCAGCAGTTCGGTGCGGCTGTCGAACCCGCTGCCGACGAAGACCACGTCGTGGGCCCGCGCGTCGCCGTTCAGTCCCGGCCCGTGCTGCGCCGGGTCGTAGGCCGCCGGCAGGTAGTGCGTCTGCGGGTTCGCCTTCCGCAGGGGGGCGACGCTGGCCCGCTCGTTCGTGAAGCAGACGTCGTAGAGGGGGGCCACCTTCGCCTGCTCGGCGTCGTCGTAGGGGCTCTCGGTAAAGACCACCGCCAGCGGGAGCTTGGCCCGGCGGCAGAGGATGGCCACGTCGGGGTGCAGGTAGCCGGCGCAGACCACCAGCACCCAGTCCACGTCCGCCCGGAGCGCCCGCGCCACCACCCGCTCGCCGGCGTCGTACTGCACGTCCGCCGGGGTGGGCCGGACGTCCTTGAGCGGCCCGTCCGTGCGCACCTGCTTGCGCCACAGCCACGCCAGGGTCACCCGCGACGCCGCCAGCCAGCCGGAGAGGGCGTACTCCGTGACGGTATGCCCGCCGGCCCGCAGTCCGGCCAGCAGGCCCGTGTGGACGTCCGCCGTCGCCCAGGAAGCGCCCGGGTGCACCAGGAGGAAGGACGTCACGCCGGCCCCCCCGGCTTGAAGCCATCGACCCCGAGGTTGTACCACTGCGGCGTGCTCAGGCGGGGGTCGGTGTAGGGGTCGATGCACGCGCCCAGGCGGAACCCGGCCCGCTCGAGCGTGCGGCACAGGGTCTCCCGGTCGTAGCTCCAGCGGTGGCGGCTGCCCTGGATGGTGGAGTAGAGGAAGACCGCATTGACGGCGTCCAGGTCGTTGAGTCGCCAGTGCCGCCCCTGGGGCACCTCCACCATCGCCCCGTTCTGGCGCAGGTAGTGCTCGAGCACGCGCTTCGTGTCCGGCACGACCACGCCCAGCCGCCCGCCGGGGACGAGCACCCGCTTGCACTCGTGCAGCAGCTCGGCCGCCTCCACGGGCTCGAAGTGCTCGAGGAGATGGCCGAGGTACACCTCCTCCACCGTCTCGTCATCCAGGGGGATGGGCGGGACGCGGACGTGCCCGACGTTGGGCAGCCGGGTGTCCTCGTCCCAGTTCTCCCAACCGGCCAATTCGTAGGCGCCGCAGCCCAGGTTCAGCTTCATGCGGGCACCAGCCCGTGCGGGAGCGGGGTGGCGTCCCGGCCCCCCAGCGTCCAGTCCTCGGCGTCGGCGGGCTGGGCCTGGGCGATCACCTCCGGCTGCCAGCGCACCCGCTCCACCCCGCCCCAGCGGGCCACGGTGTCGGCGATCATGTCGTAGTCGCCCTGATACCGGGCGCTATTCCACTCCCCCAGCTTCGCGGGCACGTTGGGGCAGACGATATTCTCCGCGTCGATGTGGTCCTGGGCGAGGAACCCGGCCTGCTCCCACAGGACGGCCTTCCACGGCGCGATCCAGCGGAACAGGAACACCCGCGGGTCGTCCTCCTGTCGGCGGAGCACCCGGCCCAGGTGCTCGAAGGCGCCCTGCAGGTAGACGTCGTCGTCGCCCAGCCAGCTCAGGTACCGGCCCCGGGCGACGGTGGCGCCGAAGTTCCGCTGGGGGTGGCCCCAGGCGTGCAGCCCGCCGTCGTGCTCGACGTAGCGGAGCCGCTCGGGGTGCTGCGCGGCCAGGGCGCGGGCCAGGGGGAGCTGGTGGGCCCAGGTGCCGGCGTGGGTGTCGCCGACGAGGACCGCCTCCCAGGGCAGCCACTCGCCCTGCTTGAGCAGGGAGCGCACCGTGCGGGCCAGGGAGGGGCGCCCCACGGTGGGGACGATCACGGTCAGCAGCGGCGTCTCCATGGCTACTGGGCCGTGACCTCGACCTCCACGGCCCAGCCGAGCAGCTGCCCGCCGGCGGTCTCGACCACCCCGGGGGGGCGGGCGCCGCCTAAGACCCGGACGTCGTGCGCGACGCCGTCAAGGGTCGTGTCCGCGTACAGCGCGGCGGGAATGCTCTTCGGGCCCGTGGGGGCCATGTAGGTGTCCAGGGCCTCTTGGGCCCGGTACAGGTCGGCGGGGTTGACGAAGACCCAGCACTCGAAGACCGGGCGCCAGGTGCCGTCGAACGTCTCGTCGTACGTCCAGCGGATCGGCCCGTTGACGCAGAAGGCCGGGGGCTCCGGCTTGGGGTGCATCTCCGCGTAGGCGTGCAGCCCCCCCACCGTCGCCGCCCGGCGCCGCAGCCCGTCCCGCAGGTCGTGGAGGGAACTCACGCGTGCCCCCCGGAGAGGGTGGCCAGCGTGGCGGTCACCCGGGCGCCGGCGGCGGCGAACAGGCGCACGATGGCGTCCTTGTTCTTCTCGTAGGCCGGCACGAGGAAGGGCCGGGCGCGCGTGCCCTTGCGGGCGATGGCCCGCTGGACGGCGTACACCGGGATGCCGTGGCGCCGGGCCCAGCCCTCCAGCGGCGCCCGGGGGGGCCAGTGCGGGCGGGTGCCCCGCTCCACGTAGGCGCCGTACCGCACCGAGGGGCCCACCTCGCCCACCAGCGTCTCGCCGGCCATCCGCTGGCGGTGGGTGATGCTGTTCATGAGCTGGCGGGTGTCCTGCCGGACGTTGCGCCGGGCGTCGCCCTCCACCAGCAGCAGGCTCCGGGTCATGGCCCGCACCTGCTCCTGCGCGACCACCTGCGGGCTGCGGCGCAGGGCCGCCGCCAGCCGGTCGGCGCCCTCGAGGTGCAGGGTGACGGGCACGGCTAGACCATCACCCAGGCGGCCCCGTACGGGGTGCCGGCGTCCGCGAGCTGGGAGGCCGCCAGCGCGGCGCCGGGTGACCCCGGCCGGGAGAGCGGGAAGAGGAGCTGGAGGACGTCCGTGTCCTGCGCCCCGACCCGGGCGTAGGCGTCCAGCTCCGGCTGCTGCAGCACCTGGAAGGGCGCCTCCCGCCGCTTGTACCAGCGGGCGCCGAGCAGGAGGTTGGCTTCCGAAACGGAGGCGGGGGTGCGGCCCCGGGCGTCGGCGTACCCGTAGACGCCGGTGACCTTCACCAGCTGCCCCGGCTCGAAGCAGACGGGGTCGGTGCCGGTGGGGGGCGTGGGCCAGGCCCGCAGGGTGGCGAAGGGCGGGCCCGAGAGGGGCTCGAGCTGGTACTGGGCGGGCAGGAGGGCGGTGGCGAACGTGCGGTCGCCGTCCGTATCGACTTCCACCAGCGGCGCCGCGTCCTGCAGGTCCACGAGGGGCACGACGTCGTAGGTGGTGGCCA